GATTGCTCCGGCTGCTGTCAATGCCACAATACCGATTAAATCAAGGGCGTCTTTCATTGCGTCAGCATCTGATATAAAATCAGCTATCCCGGTTACAATTTTAGTAATACTGTCAGCAAAGGGTAGGAAAGCATTGGTCATGATTGATTTAAATGCCCGCTCCATCTGATCCATTGCGTCTGTCAGTTGTACACCTGCATCAATAGTGTCATCTTCAAGAACTAACCCTAAATCACGCGCCCTGTCTTTCATCCCGTCGATTGCTTCCCCACCTGCATTAAATGCCGGTGCCAGTTCTGTCGCTGCTCGGCCTAACAGTTCTGAGGCAATAGCGGTTCTTTCTGTCTGGTTTTCCATGTTTGAAAGGGCTGTAAAAACTTCATTAAATAGCGTCTCTTGGTCTTTCATTTCCCCGTTAGTATCTTTGATTGACACCCCTAATCTTTCAAACTTATCTGCATAAGATTTAGTCCCGCCTGCTGCTTTATCAACGGCTGATGAAAGGGTTTTCATTGAGGTTTGTAATATCCCAACGTCGGCACCAGATTGTGAGAGTACGAACTCCCATTCTTGAAAAGCTCTTCTTGAGATTCCTATTTTCTGACTTAATTTATCAATTCTGTCTGTGGTGGCAGCAAACTGTTTCGAAGCGGCTGTCACTGCTCCGATTGCAATGGCTATACCGGCAACGGCAACAGCTGCAACTTTGGCGGCTGAGGCAAGCCCTGTTTTTAAGTTTCCTTCAACTTCTTTTAGTTGTTTTTTAGCGCTGTCGCTGTCCATCTCAACATCAATAATTACACTACCATCAGCGGCCATATATACCCCTTAGAATGACATTAAGTCTTCCATTCTTTTCTGTTTTGCCTGCTCAACTTTCTCTCTTGTCGCCTTTCTTTGGGACTTCCCTTTGTCTGATATCAATAATTTTCATCATGACTGTGTTATCAGGCAAGCCACGGAATAATTCTAAAAATACCCACCAATGGAAATCAACTGTCCTTAAATCAATATTGTATATCTGATAAAAGGCAGCAAATAAACGCCCGTGATCAATATTAAAATCAAATACTTTCTCACCGGCTTTTCCTGCTTTATCTTCGGGTCCAGATAAAAACCATTCTAAGAATTGCCATGTTTTCTCCGGTTCTTCTGTTGGTATTTCTTTAAAAAAAAGGCGCAATATTAAACCCGCCTTTTCTTCTGCTGTAAATCTATTATCGTCTAATAGTTTATAATATTTCAATACCTGTTTAAAATCTGTCTTGACAACAACCCCGCCGAAAGTCTCCGGCGGTTTGCTGAAAATTACATTAAACATATTCTTCCTGAAAACTATTTATCTCTTCTTTTACTATTTCGGAAAGAGCTTTAACGACTCCAAGGCAAGCGAAAATATTATGTTTTGCCGCATCCCATAGCCATATCCAACCATCGTGCCCCAATACCATTGAAATCACAGTTTCTTCAAGTTTCATCAAGGATTCTACCCCGGATTCACTGTTTATAGCTTCCTGGCTTAGTCTCTCCACTTCGGCTATCTGTCCGGCCCACGTTCTGAGGGAATCATAGTTTCCAACGTCAATTTTAAAGCTTTTTAAGATCTCGCCACCGATGTTCTTAATTTCAAATGTCTTGTATTTTTCCTGTAGTATAAACTCTGCCATGTTGCCCCCATGTCGCCCGGTATAATCACCGGGCAGATTTACTATGCTTTAATGTCGCCTGATTCTAATTCTTCTTCAAGGAAGGAAGCAACCCGGTCATGTTCAGTAAGTTCATACATCTGTAAGAACTGGCCTGCTGCGGCTTCAATGTCATCTGCCGAAGTATATCCGATATCACCGGAAACATACTGACCGCCGTAAATTGTGCCAACGGACGCAGCTGAAAGCTTGTAACTCAAGCTATTACCGGTACCTGGGGTTGCTGTAAACTTAGTCGTTCCAACTGCCTCACCTGCAGCAACCACGGAAGAAAGAGCGGAAGCGGCTGACCTTGCTGTTTTCTTAGGTTTGCCGTTTAAGTGTATTTCGAATGAAACGTCTTCTTTGGCTGCAGCATCACCACCGCCAAAATCTACATTTGCAATAGTGCATTCTTTTGAAATGATAGAACCATCAGCTTTGGTCAGTCTCAATGTTGACTTTCTGGCGTCTCCAAGTTCATTTTCAATGCTCGCAATATAATTTTGTGCTATGTCGTCCGTATCTCTGTGACCTGTAAAAGCAAACGTTCTTTGCGCCCCGATTACATCAGAGGACCCGAAACCGTCTCCGTTTAAGTAAGTGCTCTGGTCAATGTTTTCATTGTTTGAAGGATCGGCAGAACTTATCCCTGCCGCTAATCGTGCCCACGTAGAACTTGATTCTGATGGAGTTATATCAATCTCCCATAGATTCATAAAATTTAGTGCAAAACTCATTTTGTACCCCTTGATTCATATTTTAAGTTAAATGAAGCGGTATAAACTACGACCCCATTATCCAATTTATTCACATAATGTGGGTCAGTTAGCGGCTCACATGTTATGTTAGTTTCATCGGTCAAGTTAAACTCATTTAAATCAAGTGATTTAATATAAATATTTAACTGTTCAATAGCTTCCTGTTTTTCTGCTGTTCGACAATAAATAGCAAATTGGAAAGATCCTGTCCGAGTCCCATCAAGGTACCTACCTTCTGCAGCGTTCCCGGCTTCAGCTCTGACACAAATTGATTTTTCAGAGTCTGAAAAAGTGTCAATCATTACATCTGCATAACTTGAAAGAGTAGAAATATAATTTGTTACATCACTTATGATACTCATTATTTGCCATTCCCTCCCATTTTTTCATTTTTATTGCCTTAGCCTCTTCAAACCATTTCATCCGGGCGTTTGGATTATCGTCCTTGCTCTTGTTTGGCTTGCCGTAATATTGTTCTGATGCGTATGGCATATTCCATTCTATTTTTCCAGGACCGCTCTGGATTCCTGAAGCTTTCAAAAACCCCTGATCTTCTGGACAATAATAATTACTATCTTTTAGGACCTGTATACCTAATGCAAGCTGTGCTTTCAAAGTACGTTTTTTTATGGCAGCCATTATTTTAGGTTTGTTCATTTCAAGTCTTGTCATCTTGCTGATATTTCCCAATGATGCGCTTTTGATGAATTAGGCAGCAATAAGGCTGAAACTATTTCATAATCTCGCCCACTATAGGTGATTTTATCGCCCTTTGAATATACCTGATCCTTTGGCGCTGATCTCCTGACATCATGCCATAATTTGATTATGTCTTTACTTTCTGGCCCTAAATCTGCGTTTGAACGTTCCCTCTTTTCCTCTATATATACCCGGCTGATTGATACACTCTCCAAATATGTTGGCTTTCCGTATGTGTCAACGCCTGATACTGCGGAGTAAGTACAGGTTGATTTCAGAAACTTACTATTGATCGGTGTCATAGATTCGCCCTGATACTTTGCATGATCTGTCAATTAAACCGGCTGTTTTTAACCATTGTAAAGCGATTTTTGAAATGGTTTTCCATCCTACTGATGAACTCCATGCCCCTATAGATTCACTCCCGGCCCCTGAATTATTTAAAACGTCCCCATTCTCAACATAGTATTCAACTATTCCGGCGGTTGCCTTCTTGACTGCTTTTAGTTCTGCCTCGGTCAAGTCCTCTACAACTATATTTTGATCTGTCAAGAGGTCAATATAATCAGTCGCCCTGGCTATATATCGAAGTAGTTCCGTATCATCTGCCGGATCAATCCCGAGATAATCAGTTTTATAATAATCAAGTGTTATATATGCCATTCCCTACACCTCAAACCAAGAAATATCAGAATAAAGGCTGATTGCCTCACCCGAATTATTTTCTATTTTGAACACATATTTTAAATCTTTTAGAATTATCGGGAGTCTTCCAGCCGCATGGCCCCCACCGCTTGTCTGGTTTGTGCTTGCCGATCCAACTAAAATAGTCGGATATGCCGGAAAGCTCGCTCCAGTTGGGGTGGCTCCAAAAACAAATTTCATTTCCACGCTGTCAAGGTTTGTATTCCTGTTCAACGGTGTAATTTCTGTCCCTCCAGTGTATCCTGTACAAACCCCTAAAGTAATTAAAACCGGTCCCGCTGTGGTCTGCCATTGCGTAGGAAAAGCCTTTAAAGCTTTTGTCAAGGCTGAGGCGTCAAGTATTATATAGGTAGTGTCATTATTTCCAACCGGATAAACATTTTC